ACTTGACGTAAGTGCTAATTTGTTCGAAATATCACGAGTTTTTATTCTAGATTTGTTTATCGCCGGTTGTGCCACAGATACTCATTTCTTTGAATAGATTCTCACCCATTGTTGGTCAAGGTTTATCATTTCATGAGAAGATCTTGGCAAGCAAAGGATTCTGTTTCAGAATCGCACGTTCTGCAAAAGGGCATTACAGCTACTGAAGGTAGCACAGCCGAAAATTCCCACACCGCAGGACTTAGAGCCGACGGTGAGCGACTCTCCAAATCGGGAGGTGTCCCTGCATATAATTCTCAGGAGCGGTCTCCCAAAACAGGGAGTAACCCTAAACTCGACACAAACCAGTCCGCCGGGCATAGTACCATAGGACAAAAGCGACCAGATCATACAGATCAGGTTCCTGGTCATATCGGTTCTAATAAGTACGAAGGTAAGAGAGACTTGGAGCTCGTCTCGAAATTCTGTCAGGAAGCCGGTTTTGAACCGACGGGTAAGCCTTTGAAGCGTTTTCCAGCAGATTATTTTGAAAAATCTCGGCTTCTAGCCGAATTTGACAAATACCTTAGTGATAAGGCAGACAAAGGTTGCAACTTGAATCGCGAGGAGACGAGCTTTGTGCTCGGGCAGTTGCGGAAGAAAAGAGAGGGTGTTTCGTTTCTTGGTGGCATCATTTCTGGTGTTCCGGGGTGCGGAAAGACCACCTTATTAAGAAAGGTACAAACGACTTGCGGATTTAATTCTTGCGTTGTTTTAGGCAACGAGAGGACGAAAATTCAATTTACAAATCTTCCTGACTGTCACACGGTGAAAGAATTACTGCTGCTACCTATTGAAATACGACACGACGTACTACTCATCGACGAGTATACGCTCCTTACAAACGGTGAAATTCTCCTCTTGCAGAGAATATTAGGGGCGAGGGTGGTACTGTTGTTTGGTGATAAGGCTCAAGGCAGCAGCGTGTTTTTGAGCAGTCCAGAGTGGGCTAAATTTCCGATCATTTACTATTCTAGAACTAGCCGTCGTTTCGGAAAGTCCACAGCGTCTTTGTGCAGTAAACAGGGTTTCGACTTTTGTGGTGGGGAGCACGAAGACGAAGTGAAGAAGCAGGATTACGAAGGTTCTTCTGAGCGTACTGAAATAAATTTAGTGTTTACGAAAGAGACGAAGGAAGACCTGTCAGAGTGCGGCATTGATTCTACCTTAGTGGTCGACGTGCAAGGCAAGGAATACGACTCTGTAACGCTGTTTCTACGAGAAGAAGACAAACCTATTGTTGCGGACGCGCATCTCAGGGCGGTTGCGTTTACTCGGCATAAGCGTTTGTTAATTGTAAGGGTTGAGGCGCCGTTATTTTTGCAGTTGATTAACGGTGAGTTGACGTCGGATTTTCGGCCTCAGACTAACCGTTATGCCTGATAACAGGATTGGTGCTAGACCCAACAAGTACTGGCCTATAGTCGTAGGAGTGGTTGCGATCGCTCTTTTTTCTTTTTTAACGATCACTAATCAGAAGCACGCTACTCAATCGGGGGATAACATACATAAATTTGCAAACGGGGGTACCTACAGGGACGGTAGTAAGCAGATTTCCTATAATAGGAACAACTGTAGGGCCTATAATGGATCCTCCAGCAATAACACATTCTTCAGACTGCTCATGTGGGGAATGCTCTTGGCGGCAGTCTTGTACGCCTGCATGTGGATCTTCAAACCACAATGTCCAGTTACATGCAGAGGCGATTGTGCCGCCTCCAGGCCGACAGAGCCTGGATTATAAATATATTACTATTTTATGTGTAGTTGCTTTAGGTGTTTTTGTTTCTTGCGTGCAGTTTTTGTCTGTTTCCCTTAGTCACAGTGATGCTGGGGTCACTACTTTCTACCAAGATTTAAACTCTGTGGAAATCAAGATTGGTTCAGCACCTCTAGATCCAAGGATCATAGAGGCCATCCATCATTTTCAAAAGTATCCTTTCGGGAAGAATCCTGATTCACTCGAACAAGGTGCTGCTGCAACCGCATTGGTTCCTAGGGTCCCGGGGTCCTCCCGGAGTGTTTTTCATGGAGTTAAAGACAACTGCCCCTGTGACAGTTTTTATTTACTGCTTTTTGCGTGTTTTTCTTTACTTTTAATTCGTCGATGTGTTTAGTGTTTTTCTTTGTCACTTTCTTTTTGTTTTTGTTTGTGTGGTTTACTTTTTCTCTAAACACGCAGGATGTGGCGTTACAGCTCCGTAGAGAAGCAGCTACGTGGCTCTGCTTCTATTTTATTTCTCTGTTTTCTTTCTTCCTTTGCGCTTTGGCGCTTAGTATTAGATACAACCAGTCTATATAAGCTCTACTTTTTAAAGTAGAACATATATTTAATGGTTGTATCTAACTCTACGCGCCCACACGCATTGTTTCCTTTTGTTTAGGGTCTTCGGTTTTTACCGCGTAGATTGGTAGCTACGTATATCTACCTTCTTTCCTTTGTTCTTTGTCGTCGGCATCTAGAGTCGTGTGGAGCTTGTTTGCATACGTCCCACTCAATTTTGAGCAGGAAATATGCATTGAATCTCCATACATCTGTAGGTGCTTGTGGGTGTTGGTGGCTTCCCGTACTAGTTCACCGAGTAGTGCCGGAGACTCGGAACTCCGGCCCGCTAGTGTGCCGGTGATGGACTCCTGTTGGCGGGTTACGGGTCTTAATCCGTCTTACCGCTTGTTTCATGCTACCTAGATACAAGTGCTACGTGCTTGGGGCAAACGGTTTCCTCGTAAATTAGTGTGAAGTAGGGCGCACATAAAATATGCTCTACCCTTTGGTTCCTTATCCTAAAATAAAATAAGGCTTTGCCGTGTGAGCGGCGGTGGTGTATACCATAATACACAGTGTTTACCTTTCCACTTAAATCGAAAAGGTTACGGTGGTGCATACCAAAATGCATAGTGCTTAATCATTCACTTAAATCGAATGTGCGGCTCACAGTTGCATCGGAAGTAATTACAAAAAGTTCCTTTTCAACATTTGTGAGTGAGAGTAGTCTCTCTGCCGTTTTTCAACGTTAAATAACGTTGAAGTACACGACGGTACGGTTGGGTGCGAATCCCTCCCTAACTGGTGG